GTAACTGAGCCTGGTGATGCAATACTGTACTTCGGTGAGAAAATCGGAGGAACCTTTACTTCAGGTGCAGGAACACTAGTTATTCAGCTTGCTACAGGTACGACTGATGACATTCATATTAATGTTTGGTATCGTGGTAGTGATACTAGTGCTGATCTAGAAGTCATTGATTCTGAAGGTATCTCTGAAAACGCAGCTAACCCAACGGTAACACTCACGAAAGGTGGCCGTTCAGGATCGTGTGTCTGTCAGATGTATGGCGGTGGCGCTGCTCCGGGAGGTACACTTGCAACAGGCAATACACTAGACGGTAATGTTGACCATACCGCTTTTTATTCACAAGCGTGTCATGAAACAACTATTGATACTGCCGATCATACAATAGGTTGGTCAACACTATCAACAGACGACTTAGCATTTGTCGCCTGTTGTGTAGCAGAAGTAGTTGCAGCTATACCGGGTTCAATTTATCAGACAATACGTAGACGTTCTGGTGACCGTTTTCTTACTCGTAGATAATTCGTAGATACTAGGAGGTAAAATGTCCAGGCTATATACTGTTGAGTTTGAGAATGTCACTATTACCAATGCAGGTGGCCCTGCCGATATCTTTGAACTTGATGCGGCTGCTGGTAAGCCGATTGAAGTAGTTGGCATGAAGCTCTACACAGTATCGGAACTTCAGGAAGCACAGGAAGAATGGATAAGGCTGCGATGGATTCGCGGTCATACAACTTCGGGTTCTACACCAAACTCTAGTCCTACGCCTGCTCCGGTTGCTGTTACAGATCAAGCTGCTGGATTTACTTGTGAAGTCTACAATACTACCGAAGCGTCAGCAGGTACGGCAGTTAACTTAGAATCTCTAGCTTTCAATGTACGCGCTGGTTATGAATTCTTCTATCCCGAACTGATGGGGCCAAAAACTTCAGAAGCTAACCTACTAGTTCTACGTATGCTCTCAACTGTAGCTGATGACGTTTCCATGACCGGAACTTTGTGGGTTCTTGAACAAGGTTAATAAGTGCCACGCTATCCTATCAGAGCTAGACAACGACCTCCCCGTAAGGGAATCTTTCGTTCCATCTTTACTATAGGTGGAGCATATGTTCCTCCTGTCGAATATGTAGATAGTGCTACAGTATATCTCGATCTACAACCAGCTAGTTCTGATGTTGCTGACTACATTGATAGTGCACAAGTTTATCTTGAATTAACAGCTAGTGGTTCTGATGTTCTAGAAGCTGTAGATAGTGCGGAGGTATATCTTGATCTTCAATCGTCCGGCGTTGATACAGCACAATTCGATGATGCTGCCACGGTCTATATGGACCTTACCGCCTCTGGCGTTGATATTGCTGAGTTTGTGGATTCTGCAACGGTGGGGTTACTTCTCACACCTTCGTCTGTCCAGAACTTCGATGCAGTAGATTCTTCTGAGATATATCTAGACCTACAACCTGAATCTACATTTGAAGAGCATACGACATTCGATGCGGCAGAAGTATATCTTGATCTTCAAGCATCAGGTGTTGATGAACTCACTCGGGAATATCTAGATACGGCGGAAATTTATGTTGATCTACAACCAGACAGTTCCGACACAGCCGAATTTGTTGACTCAAGTAATGTGTATCTTGATCTTCAATCAAGTGGTTCCGATATCACAGAGTTTGCAGATGAAGCTACAGTGTACTTTGACCTTCAACCAACCAGTGACGATGTAGGAGAATTCGTAGATGCTGCTACTACGTATCTTGACATACAGCCTAGTGGCTCTGATGTTGGAGACTTTATTGATTCTGTTATCGTTCCTCTTGTTCTCTCTGCAAGTGGCGTAGACGAATATACACCTGCAAGTGGTGGCACAGAGTATCTTGATTCAGCGGAGGTCTATCTTGACATACAACCTACTAGTGTTGATACAGCCGACTTCATTGATTCAGCAACCGTTGACCTCGACATATCCATCACGACACAGGATATCGCGCAGTTCGATGATGCAGCTACAGTATTTTTGGGATTGGTACCTTCAACGACAGATGTAGCAGATTTTGTAGATACCAACCAAGTCTATCTTATACTGACACCAACAGGTGTTGAAGAACTTTCATTTGCTTATAGTGATACAGCAATTGTCTATCTCGATCTGCAAGTCCTTGTATTTATTGCTCCAACGATGGACTTGCAAGTCCTTGGAATATCGCGCAGATGGGTTCTTCAGATTAACAGACGCTTTGAGGTAATAGGAGGGCCAGTTAAACAGTGGATATTTTAAAGAAGAATACAGTTGAGCCTGTTCTTGTAAGTTTGCGAGATAGGCTTCAGAATATAACCGATCTATCTACAGTAACTACTCCACGATTCGATGTAAGAGATTCAGCCGACGTGCTTAAGATTACTAACGGTATTCCAACCTTTGATGCTGACCACCCTATGACAGCTATCTGTCTCATTGACACTAGTACCGGCGGTGGATGGGCTTCAGATGAATACCGGCTTTATTTCAAGTACACAGACGGTTCTTCTATGCCTATTCTATTTGCTGGAAAGTTTCGCGTCGAAGATGATTGACCCTGATAAGCGACGGTTCTTGTTCAAGAAGATTGGCTATGAACCTCATAGTCAGGAACAGTGGGATTGCCATGAATCGACAATGCGGTTCCGTATCTTATGCTGTGGGCGCCGTTGGGGTAAAACGACATTCGGTGGAAATGAGCTAACCGTTGCAGCGATGGATCATACCGATCCTGGTTATTATTGGATCGTTGGGCCAAACTATGTTCAAGGAGAAAAAGAGTTCCGCATTCTTTATCACAACCTAGTCGTTAAGCTCGGACTCGGTGGCAAGATCAAAAAGCAATATAACGTTAATAAAGGACAGATGCGAATTGAAATGCCTTGGGGAACTATCATCGAGGTAAAGTCGGCAGATCGAAAAGATGGACTACTCGGTGAAGGTCTTAGAGGCGTTATTATGGCTGAGGCTGCTAGGCATGATAAAGATACATGGGAGATGTTTGTACGACCGGCACTATCTGATATTACGAAAGGTGAGCGCGGGTGGGCAATCTTTACATCAACGCCAAAGGGACATAACTGGTTCCAAGGTCTATGGTTGATGGGTCAAATTAGAAGCATCCATCCTGAATACGAATCATGGCGTCTTCCTTCATGGGGTAACGAATTTGTTTATCCTGATGGCAGAGCTGATAGCGAAATTAAACTAATTGAACAGACAGTATCACCACAGTTCTTTGCACAGGAAATCGCTGCTGAGTTTACTTCGTTCGTTGGTCGAATCTACGATGAGTTCATTCCTAAGATTCACGTCCCAGAAAAAAGTATTCCATATAATCCAGCATGGAGAAACTATTGGGTATTCGACTATGGTTTCGCTGATCCCTTCGTATGCTTAGATATTATGGTTGATCCTGAAGAGAACGTTTATATATGGAGAGAATATCAAGAGCGATATAAAGCGACTTGGGATCATGCTCATATTCTACAGGAAAGACCCAATCCTGAAGGATTCCATGTTGATGCAATGTTTGGTGATCCTCGTGGTGCAGATCAAGCAGCTACCATTGCATTAGTTCTCGGACAAGTGTTTTCTGAAGACGTTGATCGTTCACAAGGATATGAAGCTGTTAGGCGTTGGATTAAAGTTCAGCCTAACGGTAAACCTAAATTCTTCATTGATAAAAGTTGTGTAGAACTCATCCGACAAATGGAAATGCTGCATTTGAAGGAAGCTAAGGACGGAAGAAACGCTCCAGAAGAACAGCACGATTATGACGATCACGGACCTGACGCAGTTAGATATTTCTTCAGTCAATACTTTGTGCTTGGTGCTGGTTCCCGCCTTAGCGACGTGTACTCTCCACTTGGTTTGACTGGTGAAGCATTAACGTACTTCCAGCAGCATACGCCATTTACGAAACAGACTATCGGCTTCGGTCAGAGGTAATATGGCAAAGAAGAAAGATAACCGAAACAAATGCAATCTAGTAACTCGTATCTTTCAAGCTGCTCCCGATCCGCGAAAACGGTCAACCGGCACTTCTCTAAATGCAAGGGGAGCGGTGCCTGTTGATAGTTCAGCCACTAGTGAATTAGGCTCATCGCGTGGTGGAGTTACAAGAGACATTGTTCCTGCATTGGGTCAGGGAGCGCAAGCAATTCGCATCTATGACCAAATGTCTAACTCTCTTGCTAGTGTCGATGTTTCGCTTCGTGCGGGTAAGATGCCTATTATGGGTGCAATGTTCTTTATCGAATCATACGATGATTCACAAGAGAACATTGACATCAAACAGTTCGTTGAATACAATCTTCTTAGAGGAACGGCAGCACCATTTCTTCTCGTACTAGAAGATATCCTTCGTATGTACGAATACGGTTATACCGTATTCGAGAAGGTATATGAGAATAGAGAATGGGCGCCTAAACGTGGTGGAGCTAATCGTCGTAAGTACACAATGCTAAAGAAGCTAGCTCCACGTCCTACTCCTACTATCAAGAAGATTAACTACGACGACAATGGTGGTCCCCTTAGTATCGTGCAATCTGCTGTCGATAGGAATAACAAAGTTAAAGATGTTGAGCTGGATATCTCTAAGCTCATCGTATTCAGCTTTAATAAAAAGGGCGGCAATCTAGAAGGTAAGTCGATCCTTCGTACTGCATATCAGCATTGGTACTACGTTGATAACCTTTACAAGATTGATGGTATTCAGAAGGAACGTCATGGTATGGGATTCCCTGTACTTGAACTTCCTCCTGGATTTAAAGATGCTGACAAACTTGCAGCAGAGTTGCTAGTTCAGAACATTCGTACTAACGAGCATGGCGGAATGGTTCTACCTCCTGGCTTTAAATTCCATTTCGCAGAATTGCCAGGGCAACCTGTTAACGTGATGGAATCTATCGACCATCATAACGGGATGATTATGCTTAACGTTATGGTTCAGTTCCTTATGATGGGTATTCAAGGTAGCGGTAGTGGTGGTAGAGCAACTGCTGGATCGCATCAGGATATGTTCACGAAGTCACTACGCTATGTAGGAAATCTCATCTGCGATTGGATGAACTACTATCTCATTCCACAATTGGTTGCATATAACTTTGAAACTGACAAGTTCCCACGATTGCAGATCAAAAATATCGGTGAAACGAAAGACTTGCAACAGTGGGGATCAGCAGTTGCAAACCTTGCTGCACAGAATCTTATCACTCTTGATTTGGAGACAGAACAGTGGGTTCGTTCTATTCTCGATGCGCCACCTAAAATGGGAGGTAAGCAAACTCCTGAAGCTAATGCAGGTAACGCAAGCGAGAAGAAGGGAGATATTGAATCAGGTGTTGGTGATGGAGGTAATGCAGGAGTTCCTACTGATGATGCGGATACATAATGAAAGACTATAGTAAAATCATCACAGGTATGACTTCTACTCCGTGGATGATTACGGAATCTGCTATGAAGATGATCTGTGAGATCGTACAAGAGCATATTCATGGTAATGTATCGCAAGAAGATATCCGTATCAGGTATCAGGATTCTCGACAGGAAAGAAACGATCGGCACAATACGAAGCAAGTTCGTGGACTTGGCGTTCTTGAACTATCTGGACCAATTTTTCCTAAAGCGAATCTTATGACGGAACTTAGTGGAGCAACATCTATTGAACAGTTCCGTAGTGATTTCAGAGTAATGCTTGCAGATGAATCTGTAGACGCAATTCTTCTTGACATTGATAGTCCTGGTGGTCATTCAGCACAGATTTCTGAAATGGCCGCAGAGATTCGACAGGCTAGAGAAGTTAAGCCTATTT